TGGTAGTTTCATTCAATGTTGCTCCTCCATCAGGGATAACAACATTCCGATTCTTTCAAGGGACTACAACCCAAACCTATGCAACTGTTACGTTGACGGGACTTCCCGTTGGATCAACAGCAATTTATACGTCAGCAACATCAACACTTACTGTAACAGTACCATGATAATTCCTCCAAACGAAAATGGTTGGTCGTATGATGACTCTACAGGCAACTGGAAATTGGTCTATGCTGACAAAATAATTATCTTTTACGAAGAAACCAACGTGTCGATTGCAACTCAAAGCACATTGTTTGTCGGAACACATGAAGAGTGTGAAAAACAGATTGTGAAAGAAGGATTATCTTGGCCTGTTGATGTTGAGATAACCGCTTGACAAAAAAGGCAATGCAACGATTAATAATAAACTATGGCACTCACATTTAACCCATTTACTGGCAAACTTGACTTCACTGGAAGTCAAGCAACCGCAGCGATTGGATCGACTGGGGCCACAGGGCCATCTGGAGGCCCAACGGGAGCTACGGGAAGCACAGGCCCAACTGGGGCTGGAACCACAGGAGCCACTGGTGTTGCGGGAAATGACGGATCGACTGGGGCCACTGGGGTGGGTTTGCAGGGTAGTACGGGAAGCACTGGTGTTGCGGGAAATGACGGATCGACTGGAGCCACGGGCATACAAGGCCCAACTCCTTGGACATTGCCAGCGACAGTATACGACAATGGGTTTTCATATAATCTTGGAGATGCTGTAATTTACCTTGGTGGATATTATTATAGAACTGGAAACCCACTAAACCCCGGCTTTCCTCCAACACCCGGCTCAATTAATGCGTCATGGACACCAGTCGCTGATGGTGGTGCTACTGGCCCAGATGGTGCTACTGGGGTTGGAAGTCAAGGCAGCACAGGAAGCACTGGGATCCAAGGAGATGCTGGAGCCACGGGAAGCACTGGAGTCCAAGGAGATGTCGGAAGCACAGGAGCCACAGGAATCCAAGGAGATGTCGGAGCCACGGGCAGCACGGGAGTACAAGGAGATGTCGGTAGCACTGGATCCACTGGCTTGCAAGGAGATGTCGGAAGCACGGGTGCGACTGGCTTGCAGGGAGATGTCGGAAGCACGGGGGCCACTGGTTTGACTGGGGTTAGAGGGGCCACGGGAAGCACTGGCGTTGCGGGAAATGACGGCAGCACAGGGGCCACTGGAGTGCAAGGAGATACTGGAGCCACGGGAAGCACTGGAGTACAAGGAGATGTCGGAGCAACTGGAAGTACTGGAGTGCAAGGAGATACTGGAGCCACGGGAAGCACTGGAGTCCAAGGAGCAACTGGCATAGCGGGACAATCTGCTACTTTTTATAACTACCAAGCAGACGCAAACCAAATAAGCGGAGTTCCAACCACTGGACATTTATTCTGGAATAACGCATCTCAAGTTTCAGCAACCTCAATAAGATTATCGCATATTGATTCACTTGGAAACGACATTGATGTTTTCTTTCCTCTATTTAAAACAGGGGACACTTTCATAATTCAGGATCGATATAATTCAAACAATTTCCAAACATGGGAAATATCAGCAACGCCAACTATTGTATTAAATAGTTACATTTCAATTCCCGCAACATTGGTTACATCTGCTGGAACTGGTACAACTGGGTTCGCAAATAACCATCAACTTATATTTGCAATTGTATCTAGTGGTCTTGTTGGAGCGACTGGTAGCACAGGAGCTACGGGCGTAACGGGAGCAAGTGGAGCCACGGGAGTTACACCAGCAAACATTGTTCTCTCGGATATAACTGGTCTAACAGGGGCAACACAACTGACCAATCTCGTTGAAATTACTCAAACTGGATACAATTTAATCGTGACTCCAGACCCAAACACACTGTATATAATTGTTGGCCCATAATAACATGAACGATAACGCAACCAGTCACGGAATATTAGGTACGATTGTATCTACCACAGGATTTATAGTTAGTATGTTACCAGAAATAGAAGCGTCAATTAGAGTTGCGGGTGGAATTATCTCCATTATTGCTGGTGTTCTGACTTGCATCTATATGGTAAAGCAGATTTCAAAATGAAACCCAAAAAAATTGCTCTTGTAATAATAGTAATATCATTTATCCTATTAGGATCCTCATTCTTAACTGGATGTGTATCAGTTCCAATTCCACCAGCAGGTGATAAGGTTGGTGAGTTAGGATACATTAAAATTTCACTTAAATTTCAGTACCTCCCAGCAACACAACCCGATATTGATTGGTTTAATCCACTCATACCACAACCCAAACTATATAAAGATAAATGAAAATTGTAGATTACATCTTGGCTCGACTTTCGGAATCGTCAACTTATCGTGGTGCGATTTTTCTTCTTGGTGGACTTGGTATTGCCGTTGCTCCAGAACAAGCTAATGCGATTGCTGCGGCATCTATGGCTATTGCAGGAGCAATTAACGTGTTCCGAAAAGAAAAGAAATAATGCTTCATAAGTTAACCGATATCGCACTTCGTGAAGTCGGAGTGCGAGAAATTGGTTCTAACAATTGCGGTAAGCGCATCCGCGAATACCAATCCGCAACTGAACTTGATCCTGCTGCTTGGCCTTGGTGTGCAGCGTTCGTAGATTGGTCAATTCGTGAGTGGTTAAAAGATGATGGTGTTGTGGCATGGTTAGGTCTTAAAAACCGCACTGCTGACCAATGGAGGCCAACGACAGCACTGGCATATGGTCTAACATCATGGGCAAAGCAAAGACCAAACACCACCAGTATTTACAATGAAAAAGATAGAGCAGTTGCTGGAGACATTGTTACATTTGATTTTTCGCACGTTGGAATTGTTATTGAAGATTCTATGAGTCATATCGTGACCATCGAGGGAAATACAAATGGGTCTGGTACTAGAGACTCTGAAAGTGGTGATGGGGTCTGGAAAAAGATCCGTAAAAAATCACTTATAAAAGATCTTATCCGTATACATCCATCAACAGCAAAATAATGGCAAATATTACCCATAAGTGGAAGAAAGTCCTAGCAGTTAGTTGTTCACACGCGAAATATTGCGACAAGGAATCATTAGACGCTGTTTTAAAATTCAAACGTGATTTCAAGCCACATACAACCATTCATTTGGGGGATTTTGTTGATTTAACAAGTCTAATGTCTGGAGCAAAAGGATCCAGTGAAGCGGAACCACTCATTCCAGACATTGATACAGGTCTAATGCACCTCAAAATGCTAGGTGCAAATGTGGTGTTGTGTGGCAATCACGAAGATCGAGCTTGGAGACTCCAATCTAGCAACAATGCGGTTGTAGCTCATGCCGCATATAAAATTGTGGAAGCTATTGAAAACTGCTGCAAGAAACTCCGCGCACCACTGCTTCCGTGGGATGGAGTGTTCCAGATGTACAACCTAGCTGACATTGGATTCCAGCATGGTGTTTTATACAACGAAATGGCTGCTAGAGACACCGCAGAAGCATTCTGCAATGGAACTAGGCGCAAGGTTGTCTTTGGGCATACCCACAAGGTTGCAATGCAGTCTGGACGCAATCTTGTTGGTGGAACTGGGTACAATATTGGTTCTCTGACAAAAAGATCCTCGATGGAATACGCAAAAACCCGCCGAGCTACCCTTGCTTGGACGAATGGATTCCTATGGGGTGAGTATTGCGAAGAACTTAATCAGTCTTCACTACACATTACATCACGGGAACAAGGACAGATGTGGAGACTGCCATGACCCCAAACGATTTTCTTAAAATTCTACTTAATGCAAGCAACAAACCCACTGATCCACCACCAAATGACTGGTATTCCAGAGATCAATTGGGTAAAATGTGGAATGTCAAAAAAACAATCTGTTGGACTAGGATTTCAAAAGGAATTAATTTTGGTTTGATTGAAAAGAAAACATTTTATATCCCAGATATGAATGGAACAATGAAGCCAGTTCCTCATTATTATTTTCTAGACAAAAAACCCAATAAAAAAACTTGCATTAAGCAAAACAACAACTAAAATTCTAAAATTATGTCATGTTGCAACGATTCAAATAGTAATGTCTGTAGGCAAGACATCCCCTATCCCCAGATTTCCCATGAAAGCGTTCCATCGTTGATTTCAAATTTGATTCTAGCCTTATATGGAGAAATAACAAAGGTAGTAGTCGATGGAAGGGTGACTTGGGATATCCCATGTGATCCAAACGCTAATCCAGCCTCGATTGTAGATTTTCCACGCGAAGAGGGTGAAGGGTTACTTTGCTACATTCTTCGTTATTTCAATTATGTTTCTCCAATTATTGACGATGTAGTTACAATTTCTGGAGCGCAAACCATTGCAGGACAAAAGACATTCACTCTACCAGTTCTGGGTGATGCAGTAAACAATACGCTTGCTCAAACAATTGCAGGACAAAAGACATTTACTCTGCCAGTTCTGGGTGATGCGATAAACAATACGCTTGCTCAAACAATTGCAGGAAATAAAACATTCAACTGGATTAAACTTCCTGTAGGCACAACTGGAACACGTCCAAGTGGTGAAACTGGGCTTGTTCGTTTTAATACTGATAGCAATCAATTTGAAGGTTACAATAACACAACTTGGACTGGAATCGGAGATCAACCTGTTGGTGGTGGAACAAATCGTGTTTTCTTTGAAAATGACATTGTAATGACTACAAATTACACTATTACTTCTGGCAAAAACGCAATGTCAGCAGGGCCAATCACAGTAAACCCCGGAGTCACTTTAACAGTTCCATCAGGAAGCACCTATACAATCGTATGAGTCTCATCAAAGCAAACGCAGTCCAAGTTGGACAATCACCGACAGCAACGCAGAACTTCACGCTGGCAGTGCCATCGTCACCAGACGGGACGATTAAGCTGGCTAGGGGCAATTCTGGAGCAACTACGCAGGATGTGATGACTGTAAGCAATGCTGGCGTTGTATCGTTTCCACAGGGTCTTGGAAATATCAGTAGCGGAACTGCCATTGCAACTGGCAGCACAACTGCTCGTTCGTTGGCAGATCGTTTTGCAGATTCTTTGAACGTAAAAGATTTTGGTGCATTAGGAGATGGAACAGATGATACTATAAGTGTATTACAAGCTGTATCAGTGGCTTGTTCTACTGGTAAAAATCTTTATTTCCCAAAAGGCAATTATAAGATTACCCAAACAATTGTAATTACAGCACCAATAACAATTTTTGGAGATGGTGGAAACAATTACTGGAATCCAACCCCAGTAACTGGAAGCACAAACCAAATCCAAGCATCCTCAACGCAGATCATATTTACGGGAACTGGCGCAAAATCATACAAGTATTATGGTGCGTCAAATATGCAAGTGTCTGGAGGCACATCGGCCAACCCATCAGCAAGGACTGGATATAACGATGCAAATTACACCATGCTTGACTTCATGGACAGCGGGACACAACGCACTTTTTCTACTGGAATTTTAATAAATTCACAAGGCGCATCAATTGAAAATATGCGAATCCTTGCTGATGGCGGTGGAAGCAATGGGCTTACATTTTACAATACAGTTAGAAGTGATGCGTTAGGAACCAGCAATTGGGCTGGAGGAAGTTCAGATTGGGATTTTGGTGTTCTGAATAACGGAAGCAGCGATATTAAAATGCTCAATGTTCAAGTTACTGGACATTGGAGAATGGCTGGATATTTCATTTGCGCCAACGGATTGGATTTAGGTAATGCAAAAGCTCCGTACAGGTGTTATCACGAAAACTGTATATTCCAAGGTTACAAAGGACTTTCTGTTAGAGGGAGCGATTCATTTAAATGCACGGATGTCCAATCAACATACGTTTCTGTAACCTATACTCCTAACCACCCATTTACATCAGAACTCTTCCCCTATATTAGTTCTGAAACTGGTTCATTTACAGTGCTTGGAGTAACATCTACACAAGTTGTTGGATCGGAACTTAGATTGTTTTGCACTAATCCTTCAGCGGCGGCAATTGGTCAAAGAATTATTTCTCGACCAGCAGGTGGAGGAACAAGCCACAATAATTTCAGCAATTGTTTTTTCTATGGGATTCATCATCCATCTGGATTCATGGCGCATCAAAGCAGGGTGGGTTCAGTTGGATTAACAAATGCGTATCCAGCCCCTTCATCCTGCATGGAAATTAGCGGGTGGAGAATTTCAGAACTTACATTTGATAAACTCACACTGCATTCATTTGAAGAAGTTCTGTTTCATTTCCACGATGTTACAAGGGTTCAAATCTATGATATTATATTAGAGCATGGTGTCTTTAGTGGCAATTCAGCAGATAACCGTGCAAGGCTTATTACAAGCCCTAATCCAGCTATCAATCCAAGAATTGCAACTCAAACATCAAGCACATATTTGCTTACTCTGCAAGGCCCATTGGAAGATGTTCAAGATGGAATTGATCTTCGACCATACATTCCTAACACGACTAACAA